GTCGCCGTTCCGACCCTTCGCCGAACGGCGTCGATCGGTGCGGATCGCCCGCCATCGGCCCGAATTTCGCCCGTGGCTGCGCGTTCGGCCCGTTCCTGCCCTGATGTACCCCGGGGGCCGTTGCGGGCGTTACAGCGCTAATTCGGCCGTGACGGGCGTCACATGGTCATCGGCGGCGCCGTGTGGCGAGCAGCAGGTACGCGACGACGATCCAGAAGACGACGGCGACGGCGAGCAGGGCATCGCCGATCACAGCAGGATGATCCAGCGGACGAGCAGCGTCAGCAGCGCCCACCCGACGGCGATCGCGACGAGCGCCACGGCGATCGCTCGTCGGTCGGTCACAGGTACCGCCGCGGGTTGTCTGTCCGGTCGACCTGCTCGCAGTCGGCGCACACGAGCTTGACCTTGCCGACGCTGGCGTGCCCGGCGCGGTGGGCGGGCAGGTGCCGGGCGAGCATCTGCGGGAACGTCTTGCGGGCGTCGAGTCCGCACAGCGTGCGCCGGTCGCCCGGCTCGACGAGCAGATGCGTCGGGCGCCGGTCTAGTTCCATCGGGCTTGCCGAGCGGGGTGGTCGCGCAGGCGCCGATACAGCTCGGCGGGCGCCATGTCGTAGCGGGCAGCGATCGCCGTCAGCTTGTGTCCAGCTAGCCAGTCGCGCTCGACGGCCCGCTGTAGCTCGTCGTCGTCGTCGTCAGACATGCACGAAACGTAGCCCTTACCGTGCAGGCGCCCGGCCTGGCGCGTGCCGTCGCGTACCCTGCGCGGCGTGACAGGTGCGTCACGTCAGGCGCGGGCCGGGCACTACCGGCGCGGCGGATACGAACGGGCGCGGCGCGAGCTGCTCGAAGGCGAGCCGCCGTGCGTGCACTGCGGGCGGGCGACGGCGACCGAAGCCGACCATGCGCCACCCCTGGCGCTGCACGAGCACGTCGCGGGCTCGGGCTGCTGCATGCTCGTGCCGTCGTGTGGGCCGTGCGCCCGGGCGCAGGGCGGCGCACTCGGCGCGGCGCTCGGCGGACACGTCGTGTCGCAGGCGTCGAGCGTCGACGTCGTCGAGCCCGAGCCCGTCGCCTTCGAGCGCTTCGATGTGCCGTGGCTGGCCGACCTGCTGCACGTGCCGGCCGACGCCACCTGGCCGCGGCTGATGACCTGCCCGCACCCGCGCGCCGTCGGCAGCTACGGGCCGGAAGTCGAAGCCTTCGTCTTCATCAAGCGCGGGCGTCAGCCGCACTGGTGGCAACGGCTGCTCTTCCGACGGCTGCTCGAACACGACGCCGACGGCGCGCTCGTGTGGGATCTCGCACTGTTGACGCTCGCACGCCAGCTCGGCAAGACATGGGCGATGGCTGCGCTGTGCGGCTGGCGGCTCGAAGCGTGGCAGCTCTTCAAGGGCGAGCAGACGATCTTGTCGACCGGCAAAGACATCGAAGTCGTCGTGCGCATGCAGCGCCCGTTTCGCGCCCTGGCGAAACGCGAGCCCGAGCAGTTCCACGTGCGCGAAGTGAACGGGCAGCAGGAAATCGAAGAGCTGTGGTCGGGCTCGCAGTGGCTGGTGCGATCGCAGCAAGGCGTCTACGGCGTGACGGCGACCTTCGCCACGGTCGACGAAGCATGGAAAGTGCCGGCATCGGTCGTCGACGACGGCATCGAGCCGACGACCGTCGAGTCGCCCGACTCGCAGATACTGCTCGCGTCGACGGCGCATCGGCGGGCGACGGCGCTGATGGTCGGCCGACGCGTGTCGGCGTTCGCCGAGCTGCACACGGGCGACGGCGCGCTGCTCGTCGAATGGTCGGCGCCGCCCGACGCCGACCTGCACGACCGGGCCGCTTGGCGGCTGGCGTCGCCACACTGGTCGCCGAAGCGCGAGCAGCTCATGACACGCCGGCTCGATCGGGCGCTCGCAGGCGAATCGTCCGATGTCGACGAGCCCGACCCGATCGCCAGCTTCCGAACGCAGTGGCTGAACCAATGGCCGGGCAAGCGCTTGAAGCTGTCGAAGGGCGACCCGCTGATCGACGTCGAGCAGTGGGACGCGCTAGCGGGCGACGTCGCCGACGATCCCGAGCGCATCTTCGTCGCCGTCGAAGATCACGCCGGGATGGGCGCCGCCATCGCGGCCGTGTGCGTGCAGCCCGACGGGCGGCTCGGGCTCGACGGCTGGATCGTGCCGACATGGGCGCAGGCGCTCGACGACCTGCGCCGGCTGCAAGACGGACACGAAGGCTTCCGGCTGACCGTCGGGGCGTCGCTGCTCGTGCGGCTGCCGCCCGGCATCCGCGGATCGGCCGGCACGTCGACGCTGTCACGCTCGACGCTGCCGCTGCTGCGCGAGCTGGTCGCCGACCGGGCGCTCGTGCATGACAGCGCCGAAGTCGCCGAGCAGGTCGCCAGCGTGCGAGTGACCGAAGCCGTCGGCGGGCTCGCCGTCGTCGCGGGCGCGCGCAGCGATCTCGTGCGGGCTGCGTCATGGGCGCTCGCCGCGGCACATCGCCCGCGTAAGACGCCGTCGATTCGCTAGAGCACCTTGATCGCGAGCAGCACGGCGCACACGGCCGTGACGACGTTCGCGACGGCGCTGATGACGTGTGGGTTCACTCGGGCTGATCGGGCTGCGGCTGCTCGGGCTCGGGCGGCGTGTCGGGCTCTTCGGGTGTCATGTGTCGCATCATCGCACGACCCGCGCGTACTGTTCCCCTGATGCCCGCCGACGGGGGACACCAGGGAACGGCACGCGACGCCCGCGGCCGCTTCGCCCGGCTCGACACCCGATCGCTGCGGCCGGGCGACTCGATCGCACCGAATGACGACGAGCACGACCCGAACGGCACCGTCGGCGATCCGCCGACCGTCGGGCTCGACGTGTGGACCGAGCCGACGGCGACGCCGCCCGGCATCGAACTCGGCGCCAGCTTCGACACGCCCGCGCCGCCCTGGCCGCCGTCACGAATCCACGTGTCGCCGTGGGACGGCTGGCCGGGCGATTGGGGCACGCCGCTGTGGGGCGGCCGTGTCGACGAGCTGACCGATGTCGCGTGGATGGCGCTTGATCTCAACTCATCCGTGTTCGCGTCGATGCCGCCCTATCTCGTCGGGGCGTCGTCGACGCTGCCGGATGATTGGATGGCGACCCCCGATCCCGAGCAGTACCCGTCATGGGCGACGTTCGCTCATTCGCTCATGTGGGATTTCCAGATGGGCGAAGTGTTCGTCGTGTGCACGGCGCGCTACGCCAACGGCTGGCCGGCGCGGTTCCATGTCGCGCCGCCGTGGACCGTGAACGCCGAGCTGACAGGCGGCCGGCGCGACTACTCGATCGGCGCCGTGCCGCTCGATCCGGCCGACGTGCTGCACATTCGTTACAAGTCGAGCGTCGACAACGCCCGCGGCACCGGGCCGCTCGACGCGTCGGGCGCCCGGCTCGTCGCGGCGCGGGTGCTGCTGCGCTACCTGACGCAATTCGTGCAGGGCGGCGCCGTGCCGTCATCGGTGCTCGAAGCCGAAGACGACCTGACGGCTCGGCAAGCCGCGGCGCTGCACGACCAGTGGCTGACGGCGCGCATGTCGAAGCTCGGGCTGCCCGCCGTGCTGTCAGGTGGCGTCACATGGAAACCGACGCAGACCGACCCGCTGTCGAGCGCGCTCGCCGAGCTGGCCGCGTACACCGAAGCGAAGATCAGCGTCGCGCTCGGCGTGCCGCCCTTCCTGCTCGGGCTGCCGTCGGGCGGCGACTCGATGACGTACTCGAACGTGTCGTCGATCTTTGACTATCACTGGCGGGCCGGGCTGCGCCCGAAGGCGTCGCGACTGATGCTGGCGCTGTCGCAGTGGCTGGTGCCACGCGGCACGACGATCGAAGTGAACCGCGACGAATACGTGCGGCCGGGCCCGCTCGAACGGGCGCAGACGTGGGACATCTACCTTCGAAACCAGGTCGTCACGGTCGACGAAGTGCGCGAAGCCGAGCGCTTCGGCATCGCGTCGACGACGGGCGGCTCGACGCTGTCAGGGGTGCTCAAATGACCGACGAGCTGCTGCCCGAACTCGACGAGCTGGCCGACTTCGTCGACGCCGCCGTGCGTCAGCCGCTGCGCTTCCGGTCGGCCGGCACGATGACCGTCGACTATCCCGAGCGCATCATCGAGATGATCGCCGTGCCCTACGACGAAGAAACGCTCGTGCGCAACCGCGGCCGGATGGTGCGCGAGTCGATCGCGCCGGGCGCCTTCGCAGGCGTCGAGCGCCGCGCCAACCGCGTCAAAGTCAACCTGGCGCACGACGTCGAAGCCGTCGTCGGGCGGGCGCTGGCGCTGCATCCCGAGCGACCCGAAGGGCTCGTCGCCGAGCTGCGCATCAGCCGCACACCGCGCGGCGACGACATGCTCGCGCTCGCAGCCGACGGCGCCATCGACGCCAGCGTCGGCTTCGCGCCGATGCCGGGCGGCGAGCAGTGGAACGGCGACCGGTCGGCGTGTCGGATCACCCGCGCCTATCTCGGGCACATCGCTCTGACCGGCGACCCCGCGTACGCTGGTGCGAACGTGCTCGCCGTACGGCAGGCGTCGGCACCCGCGCCCCTGCCCGCGGCGCGGGTGCTGACGCCAAATCTCGATCGCATCTTCGCCGAGCGTGCGGCGCGACTCGCGGGGTTCCCCCTAGACGAGCCGTCAGGGAACACGTAGAGTCCGCGCCCAAGCGATGGCGCTACCTGCGCAGGTGTGACGGTCAGGGACCGGGCGCAGCAGCGGGCGACCGACGCGTGACACATCTTCATCACGCAAAGGGGGCGCCATGCCGGGCGCACAAGACGCGATGCTCGCGCGGCTGCAAGCCGAACTCGAAGAGCGACGCAATTTCCAAGACGGGCTCGTCGAAGGCGCGCAGGAAGCGGGCCGCGACCTGAACGAACAGGAAATGGCGCTGTACACGCGGGCGGGCGAGCGCATGACGCAGCTCGAAGCGCAGCTCGGGCCGCTGCGCGAAGGCGCCCGCATCGCGCTCGAATCGGGCCGACGCACGGCCGAGCTGACCGAAGCCTTCGCCGTCGCCCGTAACCCGAACCTGGTGCCGACGGCGATCGAGTACCGCACCGCGGGCGAGTACGTGCGCGATCACATCCGCGCCTATGTCACGCATGACGACGAAACGGTGCGCCGCCTAGAGCTGTACCACCGCGCCGCCGCGCACCAGACGACAGGCGACGTGCCCGGACTGCTGCCCGAGCGGCTGCTCGGGCCGATCCTGCAGAATCTCGACTTTGGTCGCCCGCTCGTGTCCGCCATCGGCGTGCAGCAGCTTCCGGCCGGCTCATGGTCACGACCCCGCGTCACGCAACATACTTCAGTTTCGAAACAAACTGCCGAGAAAACCGAGCTGGCAAGTCGAAAAATGATCATCGACAAGGTGCCGCTCGAAGGCGACACGTGGGGCGGCTACGTCAACCTGTCGCGTCAGTCGATCGACTGGACACAGCCGCAGGTGCTCGACATCGTGATCGGCGACCTGACGTCGCAGTACGCGTTCGAGACCGAAGCCGCGGCTGGCGTCGACCTGGCGGCCGCCGCGACGACAGGGCCGACGATCCCCGCGACGCCGACGGCGCAAGACATCGCGAACGCGCTGTGGGCCGCGGCCGGGCTCGTGTTCGGCAACATGTGGGCGGCGCGCACGCCGATGGGGCGGCTCATCCTGGCCGTCGCGCCCGACATGCTCGCCCTGCTCGGGCCGCTCTTCGCGCCGGTCAATCCTACGAACGCGCAGTCGTCGGGTTTCTCGGCGTCGATGTTCGGCGAAGGTGCGCAGCCGTCCGTGTCAGGGATCACGCCGGTCGTGTCGGGCGCGCTCGCCGACGGCACCGCGCTCGTGATCAGCTCGAACGCGGTCGAAGCGTACGAAGACCGCATCGGCGCCTTGCAGGTGATCGAGCCGTCAGTGCTCGGCACGCAGGTCGCCTACGCGGGACACTTCGCGCTGCCGATTCTTGAGCCGACCGGCATCGTCGAGATCACGAAGGCGTGACGCCGTGACGATGTACGACGACCCGAACCGGCAGTGCGTCGGGCTCGCGCCGATTTGGGGTGGCACCGACCGCGACAACGTGCCGCAGGCGACCGGCGCGACGGCCGGCATCCCGGGCACGTGGACACCCGCGGGCACCGATCCGGCACCGAACCTGGCCGGCATGGCAGGCGTCACCGCGACGCCGGCAACGGCGTGGACGACCGGTCAGTACGTGCAGACGGCGCTCACGGGCGCGCCCGGTCGCGTCACGTGGACGGGCTCGGCGTGGGTCGGGGGCGTCGCGCCGTGACCTACGTCGTCGCGCCGCCCGCGCCGCTACCGCTCGACGCACAAGACATCGCCGACCAGGCGCTCGCCATCTTGCGGCTCGATCCGGCCGACGTCGATGCCGCTCGCATCGAGCAGGCGGCGCTCGTCGCCATCGACCTGGCGACACAGCAGCTCGACTTCGCCGAAGTGCCGACGGCGCTGTCGGTCGCCGTGACCGACGCCGTCGTGACGCTGACCGTCGAGCTGTACCGCCGGAAGGACGCACCGTTTGGCGTCACCGACTCATGGTCGGTCGACGGCGCCGTGCTGCGCCTGTCGTCGGACGTGTTCCGCGGTGTGCGCTCGCAGCTCGCGAAGTACCGCGACCGACGGGGGATCGCATGACGATCGCCGACGAACGCACGAAGCTGTACGACGCCGTCGTCGCCGCGTCGCCGACGCCGTGGCGTGTGCATCGCACGAGCCCGCCGCAGCTCGCCGCGCCGTGCGTCTATCTCGACGCCGTCGAGCTGTCGATCGACACGTCGATCGGCGCCGGCATCGTCGTCGCGACCTTCCCGGTCGTGCTCGTGTGGGACGGCGCGCAGCGCCCGCAGATCGAAGCGCTCGACGCGCTGCTCGGCACCGTGTGGACGGCCGCCGTCGAAGCGGGCGGCGACCCGCAGACGTCGCGTCCGCTGGCGCTCGACGTCGGCGGGCCGTCGCTTCGAGCGCATGTGCTGCGCGTCGAGATGTTCGTGCAGGCGCTCACGATGTGCGCGCCATCGCTTGTCACTTCGGAAGGGGCTCGATCATGAGCAGCAACGTCTTCAAGATCGAGAACGGCGTGCTGGCGCTGACGGTCGTGCCGCCTGGCGATGACGCCGCGTGGCAGGCGCCGACCGGCAAGTCGGTCGACACGGTCACGCTCGCCGACTACACGACGGCCGACGGCATGGACTTTTCGTGTCAGGTCACGTCGGGCGCGCTGACCGCGTCGGCGAACACGACGACCGACACGACGCCCGCCACATTCTGCGGGCCGGAAGTCACGACGACCGCGGTCGGCGTCACGAGCTATTCGCTCGACGCCACGATCTTGCAAGACCCGAACATCCCCGCGGGCGTGTCCGCCTTCCTGTTCGAGCACGACACCGAAGAGTGCTACTTCCTGCTCGGGCTCGACGGCACCAATCCGCCGAAGGCGATCGGCCGTGCGCGTGCCGTCGCAGGCGCCATCGGTGGCGACGCCCGCGTGACGCTGACGGCGACGCTGACGCTGCCCGTCAGCCGTAAGCCCGACATCATGTTCGGCAACGCGACGACGTCGCGGATCGTGCTCGGCAACCCTGGCGCCGGCACGGCGGCGACCGGCGCCACGGCCGGCACGCCTGGCACGTGGACGCCTTCGGGCTCGACGCCGCCCGCGAATTTCAGCGCTGCCGACACGGCCGGCATCACCGCGACGCCCACCACCGCGTGGACGACCGGTCAGTACGTGCAGGGCTCGACGGCCGGCACGTCGGGCGAGATGCATTGGGACGGCACCGATTGGGTGACCGGGCGCGGGGCATGACCGTGTGAATTTCACGGTCAGCAAGTCCGGACCTGATCTGACAGGCGTCGCGAAGGAACTCGAACGCGGCGCGCAGCAGGCACAGCGCGACGCCGGCAAAGTCGTCGCGTCCGAAGGTCGCAAGCTCATTCTCGACGACGTGCGCACGTCACGGCCGCGGGGGCTGCGCATGATGGGCCGTCAGCTCGGCGTAAAGACGCGGGTCACGGCGTCCGCCGCGGCGTCGGTCGTCGAGCTGTACGCGGCGCCCGCAGGGCCGTGGGCGATCGTCACGAAGGGGACGCGGCCGTACACCATCAAGCCGAAGCGGCGCAAGGTGCTGGCGTCGGCGAAGGGTGACGTCATCGGCATGTCAGCGCATCGGCGGGCGACGGCCGGGCGTGACTACTGGTCGCAGGCGACCGACCGGCTCGACGCCGAACTCGGGCCGCTCGTCGAGCGCGCTGTCG